GATAGGAGGCCCTATGGGCGTTATCGGACGAACGATCTATGACTGGCTCGGAAACGTCCTTTCAAAAGATGGCGAAACAGATACCACGGTAGATGGGTTTTATCAGGCTGCTGCCAAAGTTGCGATGACAGATGCGGCTTTTCGAATTGCCGTCAACTACATATCGTGTGCAATTGGCATGAGCGAATTCAAGGTCTACAAGAATGGCAAACACGTTCCAAAAGAATGGAACAGCTACCTGTGGACGCTCTCGCCAAACCTCAACACCAACGGATCGGCATTTATCAACGACCTTATTTGGCGGATGTATCGGAATAGCCGGGCAGTGGTAATACCGTGGAAATCGAGCATCTACCTAGCTGACAACGGTACTCCGGAAATCCATGCTTTCGACCAGGATATATACCGAAATCTGAGCGTGAGGGGGCAATCATGCCCTCAGAGCGAATGGAAGGCATCGGATCTGTACATCTTCGAACTTGGAAATCCAGATGTCTCGCTGCTTGTTCGTCAGATGGCGGAACAGTATGGGGCGTTGCTGCAAACGGCTTCCACTGCATATCGAGACAAGAACGCTCGAAAGTACAAGCTGAAATACGAATCGACCAAAGTAGGCGATCCAAATGAGGCGGCAGCTCATCAAGCTTATGTTGAAAACGACCTTAAACCGTTTTTAACATCTGATTCCGGCGTGCTCCCAGAGCATAAAGGCCAATCGCTAGAACCTTTCTATCAAAATTCAGGGCAATCAACCATGACTGGCAGCGGCCTTTCGGCAGATTTTATCAATCTGCGCAAAGACTGCTTCGAAACGGTTGCGACGTTACTGAAGATGCCGACGTCGATGCTGTACGGAAATGTCAACAACTTCAAGGAAGTCACGAAGAGCTTCTTGACGTTCACGGTAAAGCCGGTCGTCCGCATGATGGAGTGCGAGATAACCCGCAAGAACGATGCGTTCGGCGGGTGGCGCAACGACAATGAAATGCGAATAGACATCTCGTCTATCAAGTACAACGACCTGTTCGATGCGGCTGCATCGGCTGACAAGCTCATAGCGAGCTCCCTGCTGTCTCCGGACGGCGTGCTGAAATATCTAGGACTCGACCCGATAGGAGAAGCATGGAGCGGAAAGCACTATATGACCAAGAACTACTCGCCGGCAGGCGAGACGCAGATGGGGGAGGTGAATAGCAATGGCTAAACGCTACTACCAGATGGACCAGACGGACGACTCGGCGGATATCGTCATATTCGGCGATATCACGTCGTGGCCTTGGATGGAATCCGACGTTTCGAGCTGGAACCTTTCGAAGCAGCTGATGGTGCTTCCGGAAACCGTTTCGAACGTGAACGTCCATATCAACAGCTACGGCGGAGAGGTCGCCGAGGGTCTGGCGATATACAACGCGCTCAAGGCCCACCCGGCGAAGGTAACCACCTACTGCGAAGGATTCGCCTGCTCGATAGCATCCGTAATCTTCATGGCGGGGGATGACCGCGTGATGGACGAGGCATCGCTGCTGATGATCCACAACGCATCGGGCGGCGTATGGGGTACTGCCGACGAGATGCGCAAAAGCGCCGACGACATGGACACGGTCACGAACCAGTCAAAGAAAATCTATCTTGCGGTATCCAACCTTTCCGACGACGACCTGAAAACGATGATGGATGCGGAAACGTTCCTGGAAGCGCAGGACGCGCTCGCCCACGGTTTCGCGACGGAGGTAAGGCCCATCGACGGCAACGGATTGACGCAGGATGCCCGCAAGACGGTCGCTGACCGGCTAACGCATGAAAAGCAGGCGGTCGCAAACTTAAAAATGTCCATCCCGACGCGCGACGTGCTCCAAAGCATCGTCGCTTCGCTGCAATCGAAGATCGAAGAAATCGACCAACCGGAATCCGGGAAGGATGATGAACCGCCAGAACCGGAGGAAACACCACTGGAAGAACCGGAAACAGAAGATATTGAACACGACGAGCCGAATCAACGGCTCGTTTCTTTTTTCCAGGCAATCCAACCTAAGAAGGAGAACTAAATGGCAATCAAGCTCGTAAACACAGGAGAAGCTACCCAGAAGCTTCTCGAAGCGTTCAAAAACGGCGACGAAGCCGCGCAGAACACTGCGTTCGGGGAATTCGCCCAGGGAATCGCCAACGACGTTGCGGGGCAGTTCATGGAAGCGAAGGCGTCGAACGACCAGAACATCATGGCGCAGCGAGGATTCCGTGTGCTCACAAGCGCGGAAACCGAGTATTACGATAAAGTCATCGAAGCACTGAAGTCCGATGCCCCGCAGCAGGCATTCGCTGCGATCCCCGATAAGATGATGCCGACGACCATCATCGACGACGTATTGAAGAACCTCACCGATGCCCATCCGCTGCTCGCCGCTGTGAAGCCGATTTCAACCGGGTACCTCACCCGCTGGATTCGTAATGACCATACGAAGCAGACCGCCGTATGGGGGAAAATCACCGATGCCATCACCAAGGAGATCACTTCGGCATTCGAGGTTGTCGAGATAAACCAGGGCAAGCTATCCGCTTTTGCATCAATTGAGCGCGGCATGCTCGACCTCGGCCCGGTTTTCCTCGATGGCTACGTCCGCACCGTGCTTGGAGAAGCCCTTGCATGCGGCCTCGAATACGGAATCGTTTCCGGCAAGGGCGTTAACAGCGAGCCTGTCGGGCTTGATAAGGACATCCATGACGGCGTGACCGTCAACACCACGACCGGCTATCCGGTCAAAACGGCAGAAGCCGTTACGTCGTTCGATGTAGCTACATTCGGTGCTTTGGTCGCAAAGCTTGCGAAGAATGAAAAAGACCATGACAAGCCGATCGACTTCGTAAACGGAACCTCGCTCGCCCTGATCTGCAACACGACCACCTATCTGACGAAGGTTCTCCCTGCCACGCGTGCACTGGGAACCGATGGCCTGTACCGCGACAGCTTCCCCGTTGCCACGCATGTAATCAACAGCAACGTGCTGGCAGACGGTATGGCGATCCTCGCCCTACTCGACGAGTACGGAATGTTCGTCGGGATGTCGCGTGGAATCGAGTACAGCGACGAGTTCAAGTTCCTCGATGACCAGCGTTGCTTCAAGATTGTCACCTATGCGACGGGCAAGGCTGCTGACAATACCGCTTCGCTGCTGCTCGATATCAGCAACCTCGCGCCTATGGTCGTTCCCGTCACCGTCAAGGGAACCGTAAACACCAAGACGGTAGCCTAGGAAGGAGCCTGATATGGCCGATGCGAATTCAACCAGGGATGCCGTCAAGCGCAACCTGAACATCACTTGGAGCGACGACACGACGGATGCGCGGATCGCCGACATCATAGCCGCCATGGGGCCGTTCGTCGCAACGCGCATCGGCCTCGCTTCGTCAACCGCCCCGGAAGCCCTCGATGCAGAGGATTTCGGACTGTTCGCCAACGCGTGCTTCTATGAGTGGAACCATGTGAGAGACGACTTTACAACTAACTACGCCGATGACATCATCGCGGCCCGCATCAAGCACGAGACGGCATGGCAGGAGGCGCAGGATGCTCAAGCGCAGTAGCTTCCCGGTTCTCAACGACGGAGTAGCCGTCATCTACCGGGCGACCGATGCCAGAAACGCCCCATCGCTCGACCCTTCGAAGACGGACGGTCTCGAGAAAGTTGCGGGGCTTGCGTTCGAGTCGAAGGCGAATCGGCAGCAAGACGAGGACTTGGCAGATTCAGAAGGATTCTCCCTCACGCGGAAGGTTCGCGTGAGGGATATGCCGCAGCTATCGTCGTCGATGCTCGTCCAGATAAACGGCATCCTCCACGAGATAGGCTACATCGATCGGTCTGATACGTTCGCGTACCTGTACTTGGATGCCGTTACCGTGGACGGTTCTGTGATTTTGCGGTCATACGCAGACGGGCACGACGACATCGGCAACCCGGTGAAAACCCCGGTAGACACTGCCGCATGGTGCCGCAAACGCTCATGGAAGCAGGCGCGCATAACGTCGGTATCGG